TTATGCTTGTGTTTCAGTGGTTTTAGTTACTGTTTTATTGAGCACATATTTAGCCAGGTAAATTGTGCCGTCAATGACGCAAGGCAATACAATACTGTCACGGATTTTGTTCCAGCCTGTTTCATTGGCTGCTTGTTCCTTGATTGTTGCCGTGAATTTGTCGGCAGCCGCTTCAATGGCCGGGAATAATTCAGCAATGATGTTTTGCGTCAGCTGCTCTTTTACTTCTTCTGTAATAGAATTTACGTCCAATGCATTTACAATAGTGTCACGTGCTTCTGTCCATTTGCTCATTTTTATCTCTCCTCACTGTAAGCTACATTCATAATCTGTCACGCCACGGGCAATCGCCGCTGCAAATTTATCCCAATCTTCAACTAGCAGACGCGCGTCATCGTCATTATCAATGAAAGCTGTCTCTACTAATACTGCCGGCATGTCGGTATGTTTCAACACTGCAAGCCCTGGCATTTCTTTTACGCCGCGGTCCACGGTTTTTAATGCATGGACAATCTGCCCCTGAATGCATTGAGCAAGATTGCCCCCATCGCTCATTCTGGTGTAACATTCCACTTCGGTGCCATGGGCGGCACCATTCGCGGCATTGCAATGAATGCTGACAAAAATATCGGCTGGCCATGCGTTTGCATCGGCACATACTGCAACGGGCCGGTCGGCGTAATCGCTGTCATAATAAAGATTATCAGACTGTAAAAGCCGGCATTCACAGCCGGCCGCTTCTAGGTATTCCTTCACTTTTCCGCCTATTTTTGCGGCTACGTCGCATTCACGTAACCCGCTGTTAGGATTAACGGCCCCGCTGTCGTAAGTTAAATCATGCCCAGGATTAATATATACTCTCATTTCTCATTCTCCTTTTTTGTCGCTGCGGTTTTTATATTCCCGCCAATATACCCTAGCAATCCGCTGGCAATGCTCATTGCCAGCTCATTTTGATTATAAAAAATGGCCAGTATCAGCGCTGCTACGAGGCCGATAATGACCGCCAAATCTACAACATTTATTTTGTCAAACATGTTCACCATCCCCTGGCTGATGCGGAAGATTTACAAATCGCTGATATGTCTTTGATACGATATCATTGCCGCCTAAATCATGATAAGATAAATACATTTTGTTGATGACTTCTACCTTATGCACGGGGCACCATCCAGCGTCTATGTGATAATCCATTACATCAATCAGCCTATCTCTAAGCATGGCAACAACGCCCTGGACTAGTGCCGTATGTTTCTTCTCTGCTTCGTCCTTTTCCGCTTTTTCCGCTACTGTGCGTTGCTTGAATTTCCATAGCAATATCCCTGACAATACGCCTGACAACACTGACGATATTCCGGTTAGAATCAATGTTAGCCATTCCATCATATCATCCTTCTTTCGTTGTCGTCTGATTACTGTCGCTTCCTTTATATGCAATACAATCTTTGTTTGGGCAGCTTCCATCTGTATTCAGTTCACTACCACAATATGGGCAATACTTTTTTTTCTTCCAAAAGCTCATTCAATCTTCACCCCTTCTACAGCTTCTTTGTATGCTGCTGTCATGTCTTTGTAATCCTGCTGAATGCTTGCCACTGCGTCTGCATTACCTGCCAGTTGCGCCGACTGTAGCGCTTCCAGCATTTCACTTTTGTTCGATTCATATTCAAATTTCAGGGCGGCTTTTTCCACCGCTGCTTTTTCTTCAGCAGTCGGTTCAGGTGGTACATAATCTACAGGCTGCCCAGTTTCCATATTCCTTACACAACCGCCGTTAAGGTACTTGTTATATGTATCGGAGTCTACGATTTCTGCTACCTTTACGTTTTCGGTTTCTTTTACCTTTTTCAGCAGCTCTTCCACTTTTCCGGCATTCTTTTCTTTTTTAGGGTCAAAATCACAGATGTGGGCGCAAATTCTATTCCCGGAAGAATCAAAACCCACCCCGTAATACTCTACATTTGTTTTAAACATATTCTGTCTCCTATAATACTAATGTTATATTAAAATAAAGGGAGTGTTTGATTTGAAAAATCCAAACGGCTATGGCTGCATCCGCTTAATGAGCGGCGCCCGGAGGCGGCCGTACGCATTTATAGCTACCGTCGCTGGTAAACAGAAATATATTGCAGCGTTTGAAACATTGTATGAAGCTAAAATCTTTCAAGCGACTTATTTTGCGGATCATCATAAGGATCATCATCCTTTCCGTAGAAAATCCATCACATTTGCAGAGCTATATTTTCGCTGGCTTCCTTTTCATCTGAATGAAGGCGCTGAATTGTCCGAAAGTACTAAAAGCAGCTATGAAAATTCTTTTAAGCATTGCGATGCTCTTTATGACCGTCATTTTTCGGATCTAGAATTTTTAGAGCTTCAAGCCGTCATAGATGACATGCGTAATCATCAGCATTTATCGTATTCCAGCTGTAAAAAAGTCAAGAATTTACTAAGTTTGCTTTATCAATATGCCATAAAGTCAAATATATGTAGCACAAATTATGCTGCTCTTATATCAATCGGCAAAAACCATCCTATTTATCCGCATCACACTATCAGTCGTCAGAAAATTAATAGACTATGGCACCATGTAGATGTCCCTGGCGTTGATTCTGTGCTTATTCTTCTTTATACTGGACTTCGCGTCAGTGAGATGTTACAGATTGAAAAGAAGAACATCAATCTTCGCCAACGTTTTATTAGAATCACAAAATCAAAGACGTCATCTGGCATTCGCATCGTTCCAATCCACCCCAAAATAATGCCGTTTATATTAAGTCGTCTTTCAAATCCAGGTGATTTCTTGATCTGCGATTCGTCTGGAAGTCCCTACAACTATACCAGGTATCGCTCATCCGTCTGGAATAAAGCAATGAAGTTAATTAACGGGTTAAATCATACACCTCACGATACCCGTCACACAGTAGCAACACTGCTCGACAATGCCGGTGCGAATGAAACATCAAAACGTAAAATTCTAGGCCATGCCGGCGGCGATATTACAGAGCGCGTTTATACCCATAAAGGGCTTAGGCAGCTTAGGAAATGCATTGAGCTTTTGAAATAAATTGCTCATAATTTGCTCAAAATAAAACCGTTCCCGACGCTTACTATCAGCTTTCGGAAGCGGTTTCTTTTGTCTATGATTCGCTATTTTTAAAATTGATAAATATATCGTATCTGCACGCTTTTTAACGTAACATAACTACGACAAATAGCTTTAATATAACATTCTCATTTTCTTAAAAATAATTGATAATATCTACATTTTTAGCACTTTTATCAACTTCTTTCGATATACTAAACAGTGGGGACTTGCTGTGATAACCAATCCGGTGGAAAAAATCACACTACCACTAACAAGCACTATGCTAATAGGAATTGCCGGCGATGGCGGTAACGGTAATAACTCTGCTGGCTTTAATAGTAGCCTTTATATTTATACTACAGCAAATGTCTACCCTACCGGCATAGCCTTTATAGCTATATGTAAGTAAACAGTGGGGAAGATGCATGAGCGAAACATTTAACTGATATCCCATTGCCTTTAATACGGAACCGATTGTAATTGGAATG